CGTTCAGACATTTGAATATTTTTAATGCCTTTCATCGTACCTTCCGTTGCATCTGACTGTCCTTGTTCATAAAAGAACTTAGCAAATTTTTCAGGATTCATTGCTATTGACAATGACCTATGATAGCCTGATGCGTCTTTCATTAAACCTTGCTCATCCAAGAACCTATTAATAAAGTTCTGTGGAGTTGATTGGTTTTTTTTCAACTCATTAGCATCTCCCGGAGCAAACGTGAACTTCTTGTCATTAACATTAAACTCAAAACCTTTGAACTCACTGTTAAAAACATCATTCGTCTTTTGGTCAAACCATTGACGTTTACGATTGTTTTCCTCCTCTATGGTCTTTGCCTGTTGGGTATATTGCTTATAGCTTTCGTATACTTCTTTTTCTTCATCGGAGATAAATACCGTTCTTGACTCAAGAGGCATCTTATATTTCTCCTTGTGAGAATTGAAGTATTTCTTGGCTTCAGCAAGAACTTTCTTCTTTGTGATTTTTACTCTTTTAATGGTTGACTCATCATCCAAATCTTCATCGTATCTGTAATCATCCATTAACGACTCGATGTCATCACTATCGAGTCCTTCCTGCGTAGCAGTTAAGTATTCTTTAAGGAGCTTATCAGGTTCCATTGAATCAAAATCTTTTTTAAGATTAATAAAATCTTCAAAACCTCTGCCTGTTTCCTTTTTATATTTCATATAAGCAGCTACATCTTCCGGAATAACCTCTGCGTTTTCACGTTCAGCTACTAAATCGTCTAATGAGTTAATCTGCTTATTATACCTTTTACCAATATATGAAAGAACGTCTGCCTCTTTGTATTCTATTTCTACTGCTGCAGGTGCTTCTACTACTTCTGATATTATTTCTTCACCACCTGAACCATTATCTTGGTTCATTTCTTTTTCATGCTTATCAAGCAATTCTTGTTCTACTTGTTGAACACTTTTTGGTTCAATTATGTCCAATGCTCTTACTTTATATTCCATTTGATTTAATTTGATTTATACAAACTTAGATAAAAATTCTCATATTTTAACGAGGCTCAAATTCAGCTAAATCAAATCCGTCTAAACTATCCTCATTTGATTCAAAACTCATAGGGGGTAGATTGTTCTTTCTTTGATTAATTAATTTAGATTGCTCGCTATTTTGTTGACTAATTCTTTTTGCTTTTGCATCTTCTTTCATTTGGTCTCTTTGGTCTAAATTATTAACCTCCATACCATGAAGTTGCATATTATAGTCAAACTCTTCACGCATTAAATAAGACTTCATCTCAGCTTCTTTCTCCATCTTCTGAATATCAAATGCTACTTCTGCTTGTTTAATCTGCATTTTAGACCTTGTTTCCATCTCAATCTTTTGCATAGCAACTTGAGATGCCAACTCTTGAGACTTCAATTGTTGTTGAGCAATCATGGCTTGTTTTTGCATAGCCATTTTTTCTTCACGTTCCTGAGTCTTAATCCGTTTCATCTTTAACAATTGGTTCGCAAGTTTTAAATTACGAATCTCACGAATGTCAATTGCATCCTCAAGATTAATATCTCCTTTTGCTAATGCCATTTGTATATTAGCTTCAAGCTGTGCTTTCTGCTCTTCATCAGGTGAAATCTCAATAAATATACCAAAGTCATATATATAAAGGTCTTTAATCTCATTCAATATAGAGACATTGTATTTACCAATTTGATTAGCAAACTCATCTTTAAAGTCTGCATATTCTAAAATATCACCTACACGATAAGTTAAAGCCTCAGCTAATGAACGATAAATGAACAAAGAAGCATCCAAAATATGTCTTGTTGCTGTATTTGAATTTAAAGCAGCTAATTTTTGTAGACCAACTAATGAATTAGGGTCAGGGTTAGAACCATCTCTTGCTTCATTAAGACCTGTTACAGACCTAATCATATCAATGTAATGATTCATGTTAGTAATAAGCATCTGCGTTTTACCTATACCTGAGTTAGAACTTAATTGAGTAATAGGTACTCTTGCATTATTAAAGTCACCATCCTGAGTAAAACTACGTCCAATTACACTACCTGTTTGGAAGTATAACCTAAGTGCATCTTCAGGATTATAAGCATTACCTGTACCTAAATCAATCTCATTTAATCCATCGGCATCAATAAATACTCCATCAGGAACAACTCTTGCAATTACTTGTTGAAGTTTTAAGTGTGTAATTTGAATCAAGTCAGCAAATGGTATCATTCTTCTGCATAGAGATTCAATAACTCCCTTATACATACGTGGAGCACAAGCAACATAATTAGGCAATGCGTGTTGAGATGCGGACTTAGGACGAACCATATTCTCAGACATCTTCCATTGTAATAGCATACTAGTACCCATTACCATGATACCTTCATACCAAACGTCAATAGTTTTTTCAATTTTTTCAAACTTACCCTCTTCCATCATTTCAACAGGAGGATTAAAGTTTTCATCTTTCTCAATAATTCTTGAACCACCACCCTCAAGTATCTTTTTCTTATAAACTACTTTCTTGGTAGATTTATAATTAAAATACATTAATGTACAAGTGTCACGATAAAACAAACTGTTCTCATAAAATTGAGCAACATTGTAATAATCATACCATCCTTGACTGTATTGAGTAATTTCTTGTAAATCTTCTTTAGTAAGAGTAGGGTCAATTTTCATTAACTCTGTTAATGAAACAGTCTTAATCTCACCCCAATAAAAACAATCTCTAAAGTAAGGGTCTTCTGTGTAACTATAAACAATGTTAGCAGGGTCTACATAGGATACTTTAACACCCGCTCCTTGTAAAAACTCATGCTTTGCAACACCAAGACCTATAACAGTAATGTCATAGTCACTTCTTTTTCTGATGTCATCGTAATGATTGTTATCAAATATTGTATTGATTGCCTCTTCTTCTGCTATCTCAATAGCAGGTTTATAATTAAGTTGCATATATAATGACAATTCCTCGTCAGTATTTGGTAGTTTATCAGGTTCCATTAAAAATGGATTAACACCTGTTAGTTCTTGAATCTTTGTAAGTACAGGTTTACCTGCCATTTGAGTTTCAAGCATATCTTGGTATTTGCTTCTTTTAGATTGAGACATTGCATCCTGTGCATACGCCTTAACCTTAAATAATCTATCAGACATACCATTGACAACAATGTCAATAAATTTAGGAAGTATAGGAACCGGAGTCCAATCTAAGTTTAAATAAGATAAGTCACCATCAATAGCTAGTTCATTTTTATATTTTGCAATTGATTGTTCGCCACGAGCATAAAGTCTAAGTCTACGGAAATCTCTCCATTGACTGTAATACCTACAAGAGCTACCATCTTTTCTGAACCACTCATATTGGATAGCTTGCCCCACTTGTAACCCAAATGCATCCGAAGCCTTCTCTGCATCAGTTGCTAACTGACTTGGGAATGAAGTGGAATTTATCTCTATTTTTATGTCGTTTTTCATCTAATCAATTGACTTGTTGTTCCTTCGTTTGTATACTTAGCGAAGTTAATAATTAATTTTGATTCTTTTTTCTCAGGAATGTATAGGTGCTTTTGATTAGCCATTATGCACAATCCTGAACTAATAGATGCATCAAATGTTGTTCTGTCGTTTATATCAAACTTTGCCCAATCTTCAAGAGTCCTTGTAAATGGCATTGTTCCCATCTCTTCAGGGTCTCTATACTTAGCCTCTAAGTCTAATCCAACGTGTTTTTCTATGTACGATTCAATTGCTGAAGCGTGTGATTGCTTAACATCTTCTGAAGTATTTGGAATACCGCCCAATTCTCGTTCAGTCTTTGTCAGTTTAGCCATCTGTTTGTCAGGTCTATTAATAGAAAATCCTCTGTATCCTCTATTTTTTATATGATATAAAAGTCTTGGCTTATTATTTTCTACTAAGATAGGCATTCCGTAGAATATACAAGCCATAAGCACTTCCTCAAAAAATATCTCTGCCGTCTGTGGACGAGCAACATACTCCAAGAAAAACTCATTAACAGGAGCCTCATCCATGTGGAACTTAGTCATACCGTGCAATGCACCATTTGACCCACGTCCACCAACTACTGCTGAGATGTCATAGGAGTCACAACCAAATGACCCAAGGTGCTCATTGCCGGGATATTTAATACCATTACGTATATGCACATTGTTCTGCATATGTTTGGTTGGTGCCCAACTTATAAGGAATCTACCACGTGTGTCAGGAGTCCATATTACATCAGTATCTTTAATTCCATCTTTCCATGAGAATGACCCACGAGTAAGGTAGTGCTCCTTAATCATTGAGTCATTGTAGTCAATTTGTTGATATAGTTTGGTTAAGTTAAATAAAGACTGCTTACTTTCATCTCTAAAAGCATGAGATTGTGTCCTTGGAAACTGACGGTAAAATTCGTTTAACGCATCGGCATCACTCTTTAATGAGTCTACCTCAGCCTCCCAATAGTCTATTGCTCCATTTGTAATCCAATTGCCGTCAACCCCCATTACAGGTTCTTCAGGCTTTCTGAATACAGGATGACCATACCTATCAATAAAGCCTTCCATGTTCCATTCCATTGGAATAAACAAGGAATATAGACCACTCTTAGTCTGTCCGTTGGCATTTCGTTTTGATATATCTGAATCTTCAAACATATCTTTATAGTTCTGCCCACCTTTTGATAATGCATTTGAGGTAGACCCCATCATACACTTACCAATAATCTTGCTGCCTAATCGAAGACACGTCTTAGTAACACGCCAATTCTCTTTGATGTTTACCGGCTTAGTCCATTTTCCCGATTCGTCATGTGCCAATAATAATAATTTTTCTCCATCATAGGAGTTGTCATCCGTATTTTTCCAATCTATTGACGTGTCAAGACCTTCTACTTCTGTATCATCAGCATCATACATATTCTTTTTGGTAATCTTGGTTGCCGGTATTCTGAATGATAACTCTGTTTTAGGTTTATCCATACCATCCATAATAGGTTTGAAAAAAAATGGAAAACGACTATTAATAGGAACAACCTTATCCGTAAACATTTTTTTAGCATCGGGTCCCGTCTTTGATAACATACCTATACGTGCATTTCGTGCAAGCGTACCTATGTTTACACACTCCGATGAAGCCATAAAAGAAAATCCTGAACGTCTTATCTTTAGATAGATAATGCCAAATGACCTTGGGTCAGCACGACAGGCTTCCCAAAATATCCAATAGAGACGATTGGCTTCACGAAAATCAGGGTAGCCAACGTCAATACTTGACCACTGCAAGTACGTATAATGAGAGCCTGTTATGTAAGTCTTTACGCCATTATTCATGAACCAAAAACCTTGCTCACGAAAATCAAACTCGTTCTCAATATAATCTACCCAACGGTTTTTAAATTCTTTTGGCTTTTCGTTCCATTGAAATATGGATTGTATTCTTGCTAACTCACGAGGGAGTTCTTGGCGTTCCCAATATTGTTCAACTTTTGATACGTGTCTTTGAAGACACTTATTGGGAGTGGCAGGCAATGCTATTTTAAGTCCTTCAATATCTACTATCTCTCCTATCTCACCTGTCTTTGAGATTACTGTAACATTGTATTGTTCGTTATAGCCATAGAGCCAAGACTTCACTCTGTTTTTATTAGAGATGACACTTGCCGGTATATAGTTTTCTATTATTCGGCACAGACTATTGCTTTGACCTTCGTTCTGCAAATCCTTGTTTTGTATCTGTTCTGCTTACTCCACGCTCTGCGGAGTCAAGATTTTCTTTTTCTAATTCTATTCTACTTAGTATCTCAAACGCATCAAAGATAGCTAACTTTTTAGCGGCTGCTGCATTCTTCATTTTATCTGCAGATACATCAGTATCTGACTCGGTATTAATAATATCTTCTTCAGCTACTTTAATAAGATGTGATACCGCTTTATACCCTGCCTCAATGATTCTTAACTTTATCTCTCTAGTATCTCTCATTACTTGGCTTTTAAAAATATTATCTGAACCAATCGAGATTGTTCACCTGAGCCAAAGTTCTCAAGAATATTTCTTGAATGTGAGGCATCAGAGCTAAATGCAACCATGCGGTTGAATTTAGAATACATTGTAAACAAAGACTTTTTATCTTCATCATAGATAGTTGTTCCATCATTGTCAGGTGCTTGTTCATTTAAGTATAAAATACAAGTAATATGACCCATCATCTCATCCGTATGAACAAAGTTTGGCTCTTTCTGATTTAATGGAGACTTTCTTACAAAATTAAATGAAACATTGTATGAAGTAAATAGTTCAGATACATACTGAGCAAACTCATCGTTATTATCTCTTGGCTGAATATTTTTAAATGTATTATCCCCGTCTGCAATATCTTGAAAGCCATGCTTGTGTATGTCCTCAACATAAGCAAGAGGGTTTTTTAATATATTATCAAATGTAATTAGATTCATAATTTCATTGTTATTTGATGGTCATACATTCTATATAGCTTCTCATCATCCACTGTGAACTCATATTCGCTGTCAGGAGAGAAGCAAACCATGTCCCCGGACTTTACCCCTTTCTCTAATAAGTATTCATTAGGGTACTTCATTATGCCCATCAACGGCTCCTCTGAAAAAGGCTTCTTAATATAGCTTTTAGTTGTAGGAATTGGCTTTACAAAGCAGTACCTATCATAGGCATTCCACGTAGAGTTATGCTTATACATAAAGAATTGGTCAGGCTCAATAAAGAATAGGTCGTCTTTAAAAAAAGACTTACCACTCTTTTGCCTACCCCTTACATCATTGTAGAACTTAAAAACATTGTGGTGTACAAGAAGAGTATCTGACTTTTGAATAGGTCCGGCATAATCTAATGGCAACTCAACGACTTCTGCAAATCGGTTAGAAAACTTGTGGTCTTCCTCAGAGGTGCTGACAATAAAGTCAACACCACTTATCTCTTTTGTATTATCGTATCGCTTTCCATTAGCCGGCTTGGCTATAAAATAGAATGGCGACCTCATTAGATGTTTATATTATATTCAATTGAAATAGGTATAGTAGAATTAAATTCTTTCCAAAGAACTATTTCACTCTTTTCATTAATAATATATATTTGAATAGATTCTTTGGTGGAGTTGAACTTAATTAAATGTATTTCATTAGTATCTCCAAGAACTTTTTGCCCT